GTTGATCCTTTCACTTTCCCAACCCACATAACGATTGATCCTTTAACATTCCCAACAACTATTTCTGTGGTAGTAGACCCGATTAGTCTACCAAACATAACGGTTGATCCTTTCACTTTCCCAACAAACATAACTATTGATCCTTTAACTTTCCCAACTCACATAACGATTGATCCTTTAACATTCCCAACAACTATTTCTGTGGTAGTAGACCCGATTAGTCTACCAAACATAACGGTTGATCCTTTCACTTTCCCAACAAACATAACTATTGATCCTTTAACTTTCCCAACTCACATAACGATTGATCCATTAACATTCCCGACAACTATTTCTGTTGTTATAGATCCTTTTAGTTTACCAAACATTGCGTTCGATCCCTTTACATTTCCATGTAACATTGAAGTTGACCCTATAACTTTCCCAACCATAGCAATTGATCCGCTAACGTTCCCGAACATAGCAATTGATCCGCTAACGTTCCCAAACATAACAATTGATCCGCTAACGTTCCCGACAACTATTTCGGTAACAATGGATCCTATTAGTTTTCCTATGGTGTCATTCGATTACAACTTTGATTTTAGTATGGTCTCTTTTGACTATAATTTTAATTTCTCTATGGTATCGTTTGACTACAATTTCAATTTTTCTATGGTTTCGTTCGATTATAATTTTGATTTTAGCATGGTATCGTTTGACTACAACTTCAGTTTTTCTACAGTGTCATTCGACTATAATTTTGATTTTAGCATGGTATCGTTTGACTATAATTTCAGTTTTTCTATGGTTTCGTTCGATTACAATTTTGATTTTAGTATGGTTTCATTTGATCACTATTTTGAATTCAGCATGGTGTCATTTGACTATATGAGTGTTCAGTTTCCCATGGTTTCGTTTTCCGAGCCGCCTGGTATACCTGTTATCTGGGGATCTCCACCAGACTGTGAATGCACGGTGAAAGTAGTATGCGAAACAGGAGGCGGTTCGCCATTTAGAGCATTAGAAAAAGAAAAGGACTTTGGTCCGGATGCTATTGAAGTTAGTGTTGGAGAATTCAATATACCATCGCAAATTTTAGTTAAATTCCCAGAAGTGCCAGACATAAGAGTAATACACGATATACCGGCTATGATAAAAGTTATAGCACCAGAAATACCGGACATAAATATAATATCTCCTAAAGATTTCCCCTCGGAAGTAAAGTTAGTCAGTGATTTGCCAAGTAGCATATCAGTTGATTTTATAGCAACAAATATACCTAAATCTATAGAGGTAGACTTTAAAAACGTACCTGAGTTTATACCCATAGTCGCTCCTACCTCACTACCTGACATAAAAATTGATGCAACGTCTATACCAGAGAGAATTCAGGTCGTAGGGATTCCTTCCACGATAGAACTAGTTGGTGCCCCATCAGAAATTAAATTGGTACTACCAGAGAAACCAGAAATTGAACTAGTTTATAAAGGTGCCCCAATCGATGTAAAAATTAACTTAGATATAGGCAGGATAACAGGCGACAACGGAGACGCACAATGCGTTGCAATAGTTCCATGCCCAGGAAAGTAAAATGAAAATAAAAAAATATCCTAACGGAAACCAATACTTAATGACTCCCAGTGGAATGTGGGTAAGAAACTTTACTGTAGAGAATGTTCCATTATTAGATATAAACAATACGATAAACAGCGAAGATCACTTTCTGTTTATAAACAATGAGTTCGAAAATAGCATGAAAAGATACTCATGGGTAGATACAGAAAACTTTTACTTGCCCAATGTAGTAATAATTTCAGATGGATATTACTTTAAAGAGAAGCATCAAAAAATAATAAACAGCATTAAAGAAATTGGTAACGTAACGATAATTGGAGTTAACGGAAGTTTGAAGAAATGGGCGTGTGAAAAAAACATGTCTTTCTATTTAACTAATAATCCTTATGAAGAAAGTCTTTCGGATCTTCCTAAAAAGAGAATGCTACCTAGGTGTATAGCCTCCTGTAGGACAAACTATAGGTTTTTAAGCAACTACAACGGAACTGTATTGAAGTATAATCCAGTTTGCGAAAAAGACTACAAAGGATCAGGACACAAAGAAGCAATTTGGTCAATAGACGACTACAGAAACCCAATATGTGCAGCAATATCAATAGCATATCGTTTTGGCGTAGAAAAATTACTTTTAATGTTCTGCGATGAGTCTTTTCAGGAGAGTAGACCTGGTGCGGTTCAGCTCGAAAACGGTCTTTGGACCTACCCTCAGCAGCTAAAGGCCCAAGAAGTAATAGATGCCAATCTGTTTTGGTTGGTTGGAGAAAAGTATAGAGAAATTAAAACAGGAAGTTTTTCAAGTGGACTAAGTTACAATTCTGCTGCTTATATAGAAGAAGAAAACATAACAGATTTTTTTGTATGAAAAAAGACCCATTCAAGATATTTAACGTCAATGAATTTAAAAGGTGGATGGAAAGCTCTGAACCTTCTAGTCCTAGCAAACTTTTAGGTTTGAGTGCGGTTCCTAAAGTTACCTTCAAAAAGCTAAAAGAAATAAGTGAAGTTTTAGACAACGAAAAGGCAATAATGGAGTTCCACAAAAATGGAGGAGTTGTTTTAGAAGAAGAAAACGACTTACTAATGATTAGGACAAAAAAAGGATGCCTAAAAATAGATAAGCTGCATGTGAACTTTTTATAGTAGAATACAACTAAATCGTTTTTTGTATCATCACCTTTTTGTTAATAACAGTGTTAATTACTAAGTTCTCAGTATAAAATAATGGTTGAGAACTCAATGGAATACCAAGGTACCCTCTCTTTTTTAGTCTGTTTTTAAACTCTTCGTAAGTAGAAGCAGATTCGATCCAAGGCTCCCAATTTAATCTTTCATCATAAATAGACTGTGCTATCTTTTGGGACACAGCAGCGTCCAAGGGTATAGTTGTTATGTCTCTTATTCTTTCAGGGATATGACTCTGTGAAAGAAAGGTTGTTAGGATCTTAATCCCTTTTTTGTCCCTTCTTGCAAGGTATACGTAGGTATCAATTAGTGCTAGCATCTTTGTGTTCACCGATTAAACAAAGTAAAAGCTCTTCTACAACAATCCTTTTAAGCTCATCTTCTAGAGAGTCAAACTGCTCAAGAAAGGCTTTGATAGCATCCGTGCCAACCAAAGCTTGATTAGAATTATCTTCCATTTTTTATAATTGAGTGTTAAAGTCTACATCTATATATCTCAATACTAGTAAATGCAATTAGGTAAAATTTAAAAATATTTGATAGATTAGCACGATATATAAAGCATGAGCACATTCAGAGTGAAACTAAATAATTCGTATAGAGGGGGCCTAGACTTATTTGGAGGGGCCGAACTTGAACCTTCTATTCAAAGAACAGTGTATGTGCCTGGTCCTAGGGGGATAAGAAGACAGCTTAAAGACGGGGACGTGTTCACAGATTGCAACTATTGGAAACAATTTGCATATCCACAAATGAACGAACAAGATGCTTTTATAGAAGTGCTGTCAGATGACGGATCAATATACAGTTCCATACAAGAAGAAAATAACTTCCCTAGAGTTTACACGCTGTCCGTTATTGACGGTTCATCCTTTGAAGATAACGTTGTTGACGTATACGGAGACAATGGGGGTCCGGCTGGATTCGTGCAAATAAACAACTTTGCATCAGGTGGTTCGGTAAAAGTAAGAATCAACGGGGCAAGTAACGCAGTGTTTGACCTAGAAGAAGGAAACATACAGCAGTTTAATGTAGGAGACATAAGCATAAGTAAGCTAGAACTTAGTAACGAAAGCGGAACAAACGCTAATGTACAAATAATATTGTCCGTATTAAATGCTCCAAAAAGCTAGCTTTAATCTCTAAAAAAAAGTATGGTTATATACTAACTATATTAAAATAACAGGGGGAATGCGTGGCTTCATTAATTAAACCAGGATCAGTTAAAGTAGTGACTAAAGAGGGAGAAATTCAGGTCTCTTTAACAATAGATCTTAATATAAACGTGAATTCTGACGGGTTACCATCTTCGGGAGGCCAGTCCATTCAGTTTAACGAAGAAGTCAAAGCTAAAGCCCAAGAGTCAAAAGACAAATTTGAGTGGGCCATTCCTGACTTTGAAGAAGCCCCAAAAATAAACTTTGGAAAGAAGGAGGTTTAGATGCCTATTGGTTTTGATTGTGGTACTTACAATTTAGTGTGCTGCGCACGAGGAGAAGACAACAACTTTTCATACAAGAGGGAAGTCAATGCGTTCCTAGAAATACCCTTAGAAAACAGATTCGTATTTAACATGATGAAAAGTGCCGGTGTACCGCTTATAGAAAGAAACAACGTTGCATACGCTTTAGGAGAAGCAGCTGTAAATATGGCGTATACCATGAGCCAAATTGAGCTTAAAAGACCGATGATTCATGGATGTGTTAATCCAAAAGAAAAAGACGCATTTCAAATAATGTCTGTTATGATACACAGCTTGATGGAAGACATCAAGAAAGACGGAGAGTCACTTTATTACAGCGTACCAGCGAATGCTATAAACCAAGACACAGACGCCGACTACCACCAAAGAATACTAGAGGCTATATTTAAAGCTTATAAAAGCGAAACTGGATACAAAGTTAATGCGTATCCTATCAATGAAGCTTTGGCTTTAGTTTACGCAGAACTGGCTAGCAAGGCCTTTACAGGAATAGGAGTTAGCTGTGGAGCTGGAATGGTTAACGTGTGTTACGCTATGTACGGTAATCCGGTCTTTTCTTTCTCTATAGTAAATTCTGGGGATTGGATAGACCGTCAAGCAGCAAAAGCTACAGGCGAAACGATTGCCTACATAAACGTAGAAAAAACAAAAATAGATCTTACTAAACCTCCATCTTCACTAGTAGAAAGGGCAATTAGCACTCAATATAAGTTAATGATAGAACATACCGTTGGAGGAATCAAAAAAGGATTTGCAGACATATCAAAGACTGTGAGAACCGATGCGCCGGTTGACATTGTTATAGCCGGTGGCACTTCTTCTCCAAACGGTTTTTCAGAAATGTTTAAAGAGGTAATTGACCAAACAGAACTCCCAATTAAAATTGGGAATGTTATTAGACCATCTGATCCACTTTACTCGGTGGCAAGAGGGTGCTTGGTAGCAGCAGAAGCAGCGAAATGAAATAGAAGGAGATAAAAAAGAAAGAATGAATAGAAAGAATAAAAGCGTAAGTGATCTAGGTGCAGCAGCCTATATTTTGATGCACAACTTCAAAGTTATAGGGAGGAGAGGAAAAGATATATATTTTTCAATAAACGAAAAACAAACTCCAGAAGAGTTTGACCAACTAAATCTAGATTATCTTTCCAGCGAATACCATAGATTTGACTCGTGTATAATGTCCCTTAAAAAAATAGGAGAATACGGTTTTGATGCAAAAGTAAATAAGTTCGTAACAGACCTTGGTGCGGCAGCTTATATCTTAATGCATAAGTACAAAGTTATAGGAAAAAAAGGCAAAAGCATTTATTTTGAAGTAGATAATAATCAGGAAACTAGAGACAAGTTTGATGACTTAGCTTTAGAGTACATTTCTAGTGACTTTCACAGATTTGACTCATGCCTTATGTCGCTTAAAAAAATAGGTGAATACGTAAGCGATCATTAGGAGTAAAATGTATAAAGAAGATCAAAACGTAGAGCAAGAAGTCAAAAATGCTATATCTAAAGTTATTGATCAATGGGTTAATGACTTAATAACAAAAAAAATAGTTACGACAACAATTAGCCCTAAGTATCAACGTGGTCTTTGGGATAGACTAAAGGGATCCTTATCGAATTTATGGCATGGAAGGTACAGCCAAAGTAATCCAAATTATTGGAAAAATAGATTTGGAGATGAATTAGGTTCACAAGTTGAATCGTATGATCCTAGAATCTTTACGCTACATGAGTTCAAAGAAATAAAACAAGCTATAGAAGAAGCAGAGTCCTTGGTAGAGAACATACAACCGGACACAGAAAAGCTTAAGATTGTTAGAGTAATAAGATCGGCGGCTGAAGAACTTAAGCAGAAACTCTTTAGTATATTCGCCCAAAGTTGTGACCCCAACAATGCCTCTCCTAGTTCAGCCTCTGTGCAGCAAGCACAAAACACAGAAGTAGATAAAGGATCTCCAGAAGACCCCGTAGTAGCGGCCCCTTCTGGAGATCCTTTAAAGTTTGTCGGTGATAAAAGTGTAAAAGAAAAAGATAGGTCGGAAATAGAAGATGCAATTGATGAGCCGACTGATGAACCAATTCTTCCCAAGGACCTTTATGACAGAATAAAGCCAATACCAGAAAACGAAGGAAAAAGCCTAACGCGTTTAGAAAACAACCCAATAAGGTTAGTAGACATTCTTAACCATAAAGATCTTACAAAAGAACAAGCAAAAGACATATTTAGATCAAAAGAAAAACGGGACAGAGTCAAAAAGCTCTTAGATGAACTTTTGCACGACGCTTTAATACCAACAAAAGAGCGGCCAGCGGAGGATGAAGAATTTATAATGAAAGTAGAACGTGCAATTAAAAAAATGAAAGAAATATCGAATGAGCTGGACTAACTTTTTCAATAAATCTCAAGTTTATCAAATTAAAAGAGTCATGTTTGAAATCATGCAAGAAAGATTCCAAGAAAACGAACAAATAATAGAAAGGGTCGCTGTATCTTTGGCAACAGAAAAAGACACGACAGACTTTTTGAAGTTAGTAGCAGACCTGTATGAATCAGCATATATGAAAGCTGTCAAAGATCATAGAGAGCAGCTAGAAAAAATAGGATTAGTGGCTAACGTAAGATCACCGAACCGTTAGTCATTCAAAGTAAGGTTGGTCTTGAGATGGAACAGCCTGTATTACATGCCCTCCTAATTTAGGGTAATAGTTGTGTATCTTCCACCATCTCTTATCTCCATTTTTTGGATAAAGTATTGAACCTTTTTCAAAAACAGCTTGGGACCACATCTCTATCGACATATCTGTCTGATTCAGTATGACTGCTTCAAAAGAAGTTTTATTCTTGTATTGAACACGAGAGGAAACATCACCATACAAAGAATCCTTTTTTTGTACTATAACTGCTGGTAAACAATGAATGAAGGTTTTTGTTATTTCTTCCTCTCCAGCTAGCTCGTGCAGCACCTCTTGTTTGGGAACAACAACAGAAGTTGGCTGAGCAGGAGCTGGTTCAGGATGAACTAAATCTGGTGTTTGTTGGAGTTTTTGCTCTTCTACTCTAGAAGCTTCTAGTTCTTCTACAAATGACTCACTTTGGGTTTTTACTTCCTTCTTTGGTGGAAAAACAACCTTTGCTTTCCGGTCTTTGTGTATCTCTTTCTTCCAGTTCATGTTGTGAACTGTGTAGTCGCTCCAGAATTGTTGGTCTTTCATTACCGGATTAGGTCCTTCAAGTTTGTAGACCGTTCCGTCTTTATTATACAAAGCCATAATAATATATACTTTAGAGAAAGAAAAAAGGGGTTAAAAATGTCATTAATAGCAACAAACAGTTCAAGAGTACTAATGCTAAAAATTGTACTAAACAACGCTACGGCTGATGGTAGTTCACCAAGCCCCAGTGGCGACAGAAAACTAAGGTTATTTGTTAACAACATAGTACCAACAAGCACAACAGTAATAGGGGACATTACCGAATGCAGTTCTTCTGGGTATATTTCAAAAAATTTAGTGGGATCTAGTTGGAACGTGGCTACGGTAGGCGGTACAACATCTGCGTCCTACTCAGAACAAACTTTTGACATAGAGGAACAGGTTTCAGTATATGGATATTATGTTACAGACAACTCTGGGACGGAGGTGTTGTGGGTAGAGAGGTTTGCAGAAGCTCCATACTCTTTGCCCAGTAGCGGTGGTTCAATTGGCATAACTTTGAACTTTACTTTAAATTGAGGTTTTATGGGATTACTTAACAAAGATGGAACTCCTTATAAGTTGCAAGGCACAACGCAACAATTCGATCCAGAAAATCCAATGTTTGATTTATTTAATAGTTGGGACGAAGAGTCCATTAGAAGAGGTGGCTCTCCTATATTCTATTACGAAGTTATAATTGAGCCAAATATGATTGACCCAATATACCTAGAAGCTAGGAACAAGCTGTTTTCAAGTTGTCCAGTTGAGTTGTGGTGTAACTATGATCCGTTGGCATCACAAAACGTATTGAACCAATTTGGAATAGACGCACCAGATGAGATGTCTTTTGAATTAAACTACAAATCAGTTCTAAAAGCAATAGGACATCCTCCCAAAATAGGATCAAGACTTTTCACTCCGCATCTAAGAGAGAATTGGGTTATAGTTCAAAGAAACCTTAATGAATTCAAGATGTGGGGAGTTTTTAGAATAGAACTAATATGTCAAAGGTTCCAAGAAGACGTTGTTACTGGTGAAGGGAAAGTGACTCAGAAGCAACCAGACGTTAAGATCAAGATAGTATGAATTCTTTAAACGGTTGTGGAGGATGAACTTGAAAGAATATCTTTTTTGGTAGATGTGGTTTCTTAAAAAAGCAGAGCGGCTCTGGTAGAGTGCAAGTAATACGTTTCTCTCTTCTCTTTAGTTTCTTAAGATACTTCATTTCTTCTTTATTCTAAATATTGGACATTTTTTATGCTCTGTTCTTGGGTGTTCCTGTTTATTTACCTGTGTGATCTTTGGGGCTGGGAGCAATGATAGAAGCATTTTTTTCACTTCTCCACAACCGTATTTAGAACAATAACCTGAAAGTTGTCTGTATCTGTCGCTGAATCCGTTCCCTTTATTGTCCGTCCAAGCCTTTTTTTCTATCTTCGCACTATTGTGGTCAATTGAAAACGTCATAGCATTTCTTTCGTTAGATTCTTGATCATCCATTTTTTCTATTGAATAAGAAACTTTTCTAGGGAGTACTAAAACTTGTCCGTATGGACGATTCTTTTTGAAAACAACTTTTCCTCCGACTGGTGGGTTTTTAAAAACAACAAAGAAGAACTTTGGCCACCAACTAGTTTGTATGTGGCCCGGCAAGCAACAAGGAAAAGTGCCTGTGCTATCGGTGTAAAAAGCTGGGTGAGGCTCAGTTCTAAGAATGTATCCATCTGGAACCTTAATGTCCAGAGCAGAGGTCATGCCAAAGTATCCCGGGGCGAAGCAAGAAAACGGCGGAAGTTTTATAGTCTTTGGCAAATCTGTGTCTTTACATTCTTTAATTTCCTTATCAAAATCGCCTTCAAAGATTATCTTTCCATCTACGTTTTTTATCCAGCACTCTGTTTCAAATGGGTACAATAATTCTAATCCATAAGTAGATCCGTCTACAAAAGGCGGACAATGCCAAGGCTGTGGTTGATCGCCACTAGAATGGCTGTTTTCAATACCGGCCCAACCGGGTATTTCCAGTTTTATTGGCGAAGGAAACACTCCTTTATACCAAGTTCTACATTTAATATTTATTTTTTCCATTTTGGACAATAACTACTATTAGTCTAGAATTAAGGTGATTGTACATAAAATGACAAACTCAAACAACCCCAACCATCAGCAGGGAAACTTAAACAACTGCAATGATAAAGGACCATCTTCAAAAGTAAATCTAGACAAATCTCCCGGGTACTGTGATGCCGACTCTGGCGTAGACAACCTACGTGAGCCAAACGACTCTACACTTAATTGGTTGAAAGACCAAACAATGAAAAAGACTGGGTTTGGGTCAAGAGTAGATTGCGATCCGATGCAGAGAGGAAATATAGTAAATGATATAGAGAGTCCAGAAAGAGACGTAATATACAGATACTCTAAATCCATAAGAGGAACCGATGAAGCAGTACTAGACATGTTTAGGACTATCGTTGTTATAGATGAAGACGGAAAGGCTTGGCCTGTACCGGTTATTTTGGGGACTCCCGAGAAAGCTGTTGCTGCTATAGTGCAAGACAACGTTAGAAAAGATGAGACTCTAGTTGTAGACAGAATAAAGCTTCCAATGATAGCCTTAACACAAACAGGCTTAGACTATGACTTTGAAAGATACACCTATCACAAGGCCTTGAATTACTTCAGGAGATACGAGCCAAACTCCAGCTTCAACCAAGCACCTCCTGGTTTCGCCATAAAAGAAAAATACCAAAGAGATACTGTATTTGGGGTGGCGAGAGGAATACCCCTAAATATAAGCTATACCATAACGGCTTGGACGATGTACCAAGAAGATATGAACCAAATCCTGGAACAAATTTTAACAAAATTTAGTCAAGCTGCATATATACGAGTAACAGGCATACCTTGGGAGATAATAGTCACGATAGATAGCGTGGCTAATAATGTCGATCAAGAGCCTGGGGATAGTGCTATAAAGGTGATAAAGTATGAGTTTGGTATAACAGCCAAGTCTTACATATCACAGCCGATAAGTCGCAAAAAAGCGGTCTTAAAAGCAAGAGTAGACTTTGTAGATGGAACTACTGAGCGGGAGATCTCTGAGATTTTGGCGAGGATACAAGAAGCAGTTACGGAGTTAGAATGTTAGAAATAAAAAACAGAAACAAATTTCCGGTACAATTAGTTATAAAATCGAGGAGAGCACCTAGATCTTTTACGACTCTTAACATCCCCGGTATGGGATCTGGAAAAAATATTTTTTTTCTTGAGGAAGAAAGATCAACAGAATACATAGATAGAGCAGAAAAAGATGGATTGATTTCCATAAGACACACAACTAAAGCATCAAAGGGAGAATAAGACTATGGCGATTTTAAGAGGATTTCCACCTTCTAATACTATCAGCCCAAGCGTTAGAATAGCTGAAAAAGATCTAAGCTTCGTGGTTGCAGAACAAAGTTTACATCGTGCTGGTTTGATTGGATTCGCTTCTAAAGGTCCATTCAACCTTCCGATAATGATTCAAAATTCAAAACAATTAGCAACTGTATTTGGTAACCCACATCCAGACATGGGTGACCCATACCTCATCTATGCTGCTCAGCAGTACCTCTTAGTGGCAAACGAATTGTTTGTAGTAAGAGTTGGTGACGAGGACCCAGTAAGTGATGAGCAAGCTCGTACAGCAACTGTAGATGTACCAGCCGCTGGTGACGTTGTAAAGATCGAGTCGGCAACATCAGGCCCATATCTCTTCGACACATCATACGAAAGCGTTGATGTTGACGCTTACTTCTTTAGATTTAAGCTCAACGGCGTTCTCAACTCAAAGACATTAATGGTCGAGGCAGACGCTGCTGCAAAGGATGTAGCCGTTGTTGTTGATGAACTAAATTCCCAGCTTGACACAGAGCTTGACGGCATTGAGTTCTATCTTACCGACGAAAGCGACGATAACAGCCCAATTGGAGTTAGAACAACCTGGGCATATGGACCAGCATCATCAGTTGAATTGGTATCAGTGCAGAACGCAGTTTACGGATACGGTGGATCAAGCATAACCGGTTTAGGAACCGGAATGACACAAGGAACGGTCACGGGAACAGCAACTACATATCCCACTGGTGGATCTGCTGGCGTCTTCACTCTTCCAAACTCAACAGATTGGACATTAGAGCTAGTCGTTGACGGAACAGATAATGTAAATGTTGACGGAGTGCTACAAGTTCTAGACCTCAACACGGTTCTAGACCTAGGTGGAACCCCAGTCACAGCAATCGCAAGCATAGTAGATGCAATTAATGCTCAGAGATACGAAGAAGACGGAACACTTCCTGGTGGATGGGTTGCCTCATCTGTTGGTAATGTTCTTGTTTTCAAGACCTTAACTCACGGTGCAGACGCTCGCATCAGAGTCAAGTACACAAGCACAGCAGCAGAAGCATTTGGACTTTCAACAACAACAGCTTCAGGTGCATCACCTGAGGGTTCTGCTGATGATGTTTCAACAGCTTCTTACGGCGTTGTTACAGGTGGAGACAACACAGATAGCACAGTATCCTTCACTCTACAAGCTGACTCGGCTGGTATTGACGGAAATCAGACTCAGGTCAAGATTATCGCCAATTCCCGTGAGAATCACTTCAACGTCGAAGTTTACAACAATGGTGTTCAGGTAGAAAGCTGGGGACAAATAACAAAGAATGACCAAAGCTCATACTATGTTGAAACATACTTGTCACTAGTTTCTGACTACATCCGTGCAGTAGACAACACAGACGTTGCATCCGGACCTCTAGGTGGCGTTTACGATCTAAGCGGCGGAACAGACGGAATACCATCTGATCCAGATCGTCAAGATGAGCTTCTCATTGGAAGCCCAGTCGCCTCAACCGGATTGTATGTTCTTAGCGAACCAGAACAAGTCGATATCGATTTGATCGCTGTTCCAGGTCACTCAAGCACATCAGTTGTAACAGAGATGCTAAGATTCTGCCAGGACTACAGAATGGATTGCATGGCAATCGTTGATCCCCCATTCGGTTTAACCGTTAAGGAAATCATCGCATGGCAGAACGGACAACACCCACTTAACCTCACCAGATTCGACTCCGACTTCGGTGCTCTATACTGGCCGTGGGTTAAGATTCGTGATAACTTCAATAGATTGGACGTTTGGGTTCCACCATCCGGCTCAATCCTTGCAGTCATCGCAAGAAGTGACTTCCTTGCTAAGCCATGGTTTGCACCAGCCGGTCTAAACCGCGGAATAGTACCAGGTGTCACCGATGTGTACGACCGTCCAACATTAGCAGAAAGAGACCTAATGTACGGCAACCGCAATTGCATCAACCCAATTGTACAATTTGTAGACGTTGATGGATTCCTAGTTTGGGGCCAAAAGACCCTACAACGCAGACCAACAGCTCTAGACCGTGTAAACGTTCGCAGACTAATGTTCTACATAGAAAAGAGAATTAGAGCAGCCGTAAGAGGCCTCTTATTCGACCCAAATGATGATATATTCAGAAAGACCTTCGTATCTATATGTGCCGGAATACTAGAGGACGTAAAGAGAGGAAGAGGTCTCACCGACTACTTCATCAAAGCAGACGATGAATTGAACACACCTGACGTGATCGACAGGAATGAGTTTAGAGCACAAATTGGAGTACAGCCAACCCGTGCAGTAGAATTCATGTTCATTGAGTTCTCAATTCATAGAACCGGAAGTTTTACGGAGAACGCAAACTCAACCTTCTAATCTTATAAAGCAGCAAAAAAGGAGAATTAAAATATGCCAAATAATTTCGCACCAGGTGCTAAACTTAATGACATGGGTATGGACGCACTCGGTGGAGACAATGTAGTTTTCAAGAGGAAGTATAGGTGGACCTTTGAGCTAAAGACAAATTGCTCAGGTGGTCGTATACCTCCCTTCTTTGTGAAAGTAGCATCCAGACCCAATTTGACAATTGAAGAAACTGAAATCAACTTCTTGAACAGCAAGATGTGGATTCCAGGCAAGGCTAGCTGGGAGACCATCACAGTTACCTTCTATGACCTCGGTGGACCGGATACGGCTCAGGGAGCAACAGCCTTGTGGAGCTGGCTTGCTACGACCTACAATTTCACAGGTCAGCAAGTTCCTTATTCACAATCATCCAAGAAGGGCCAAAGAGGCGGCGGTGGAAACGGTTACGCAGCTACTGCTTACTTGGACCTGTACGATGGTTGCGGAACCTCAATGGAATCATGGGAACTAAACCACGTTTGGCCCCAAGCTGTTAATTTCGGAGAACTAGATTATTCTTCATCAGAAGAGGTTACACTAGAGCTGACATTGCGTTACAGTGAAGTACAGTACACCCCACGTTGCGGTGGAAGCGTCACTCCTTGCTGCGCAGGTTGCTGAGATTTGGCAGTATTTTAATCGGAATATAAAACCTCGTACTTATCTAATAGATAAGTACGAGGTTATTTTTTGGAGATTAATGATGGCTAGAAGCACAATGGGTCCGGATTTTGGATTAGGCGATGATGATGTGTGCTTTAAAAGAAAATTTAGATGGCTTTTGATAATACCCGAGGTAAGTGCAGAAGGAATAAACACGCTACCGCCTTCGAAGTCTGCAAGGCCAAGCTTGAGCTTTAAAGAAATGGAGGCTCAGCATGTTTCTGAGACAATATACTTTCCTGGTAAGCCTGAGTGGAAGCCGATAACTCTATCTTTATATGACATTAAAAAGCCTAGACATCCTGTGATGGAATGGATTAAGAAACTCTATGATCCTCAACGGGGGTACTATAGCTATTCATGTGAAGAAGGGTTTAAAAAAGATAGAGCGACTTTAGAGCTTTATGATGGCTGTGGACAAATAATAGAAACATGGATATATGAAAACGTTTACCCCCAAAACATAGAGTTTGGGGAGCTAGACATGCAAGCAAGCGAAATCTTAACGTGCGACTTAACTCTAAGATATGATAGAGCCTACGTACAATAAGGTTTATTCTTCATCCTTATCTAATGACATCTCTTTGTTTAAGAGTCTTTGGCAGGCTGCTATTGCGTCCTCAAGGTCTTTAGGCTTGCACTTAAGTACCCTGCAAGCACCGCTTTTGTTAAGTCTACCTTTTTTGGTATAAACTTTAGCATCATTCAACAAAAATGCATCAACTATCTTGCCAAAACCATTATCTATTAACTTTTGTATAAGCTCTTGGCTTTCTATTTGATCGAATGGATTGTTCTTCATTACTTGTTCCAAATATACAATATATTGTACAGTCTGACTTTAAATAATCAAGTGTGATTAATCATTAGAGATATTGTGCTTCTTAAAGATGCCTTTTTTGCCTTGTGGTTGCTGCTTTTCATTTTGGATCTTTATCCATTCTAGATACCTTTTCTTAAGCTCGTTATAATTTCTTGCTGTTCTGTACATTTGCCTAAAATGATTTAAGATACAAGTTGTCATGTAGTTAAAGGCCTTACCCTTTTCAGGGTCGAACCTATCTATTTTTTCAAAGCATATCATAACGCCTTCTTGAACAGCGTCATCTATGTCTATTAAATTAAACTTTGCATAACGCACAATATTCTCAGACAAAGTATAAAAAGCTATAGCCAACTCTTTTTGAGAATCTTGATAATTTAAAGAGGCTGTGTAGAAATCTTTTTCAATGTTTACCCAAGAATCAGGCTTTTTATAAGTTCCTCTTATTTTAGTCTTATCTTCTGTGTCCTTTATGTCCTGTATAAAATATTGGTATTTTACTTTTTGCTTCTTGCATTTCTGAAATTGTATGATGAGTCTTTCAAAGGTTTTATTGTTTAAGTACTCAGTTGACATTAATCTCCTTTGACTCGTTGGCCCAAAGCTTTATTCTATCAACGGCTTCTTCCTTAGCCTCAACATACCAATCCGAAACCAAGTTAAAATAAGACTCACTGTAAAGCTTCCCACTAGTAAAACTTCTAAAATGGTCTATATTATTATCCTTTTTTCTTTGAAAGTTTAACTCTTTTCCTATTAAATAAGGCGTTATGTTATTCTTTCTAAGAATGTAGTTTCCCAAAATCTCTGTGTCTGGCCATCCTGGCCTAGTTGGGCAAGGTTTGTAGTCAACAATATCATAGTAATTCGCCAACCTTCTTAAACTCCAGCCAAAACCTATTTTGTCCATCACGGGCATGTGGTACATGGTCGCGGTGTGAGAAACCATACCTTTCCAGTCCGAATGCTTTCTAGGGCTAATTTCGTACCCAACAACAGGGGATTTTGAGGGACAGACACTCAGCAGATCTTCCAGAAAGTCCCTTTTCCTCAAAAAGCAATCAGCATGGGTAGCAAACAAAAACTCAGTCCTACAGGCAGAAAATGCAAAGTCCATAGCTATTGCTGGGAAGTCTGATGGGTGCATTAGACCATTAAACTTAAAGCAATGAACTTCAACATCATCATCCCTTAATGACTCTATTTTTGAAAGTTCGTCCGCAGAAGAACCAGTATCTACGATTGTAATAAAAGGCTTTTCAGTCTGGAGTCTTAATAGTTCTATACAAAGAGAAACAGGCTCAAATGTGTCTAAACAAGGTATTACGGCGGTTACTTTGTGATCCCAAGGTTTCTTGGAACATGATCCTTCCCATGGTTTTAAGGTCTGAGGGACGTTTCTTGTTGGGGCAAAATCTTTTTTCATACTTAGTTAAGCTATGGAAGTCTATGAAATATTATTCGAACTAATTAAAAACCCAGACGCACCTAAATTCTATAGAGACTTACATAACTTCTACAGCAAGTTAGGTCTAACAAACGAGTCAGAAGCCTTTCTACACTTATTAGAGATAAGGTTTAAAAAAAATGTCCCTGACAATTAACATTCTAGTTAAAAACGATGACAAAACAATAGAGGCCACTATCAAGCAGGCTTATCCACTCTGCGACAAAATTTTGATAGGAGGTGCAGGACCTTGTGCGGACGTTGTAAAGCTTTGTAAAGGACTTAAAAAAGTAGAAATAATTAATGTGCCTTTTGAAGGAGACTTCAGTCGTGCAAAAAACTATATGATAAAACAAAACAAAGGTTGGGTCATGTTTTTAGAGCCATATGAGTCTATAGTTTCCTTTCCAGAAACATTAGACTTGTCTGATATGGACATCTGCTACAGAGTTAAAAAAATAAATGGTGATTTAATAACAAAAGAGTTAAGAATTTGGCACACAAATAAAAAGGTAACCTTTAAAAATCCAGTGTTTGAATTTGCTTATCCAGATGAAGAAGCAAAGAACTCAGAGGTCTATCTCACTAGCAATAAAGAATATCTAGATGAAGAAAAAAGTAAAATACTAAAAGATTGGAGAACTAAGAACCCAACTCATGATGAACCTTTATACTATTTATCATGCTCTAATCTTTTAGAAAAAAACTGGCGTAATTTTGTGAATACTGCGGAGACTTATTTGTATAGAAACCCAAAAAATGAAATGTCATCTTTAATGACCCGATACTACTTATCAATGGTTAAATCGTACATTAGAGCAGAATATGATTATCAGGGAGCACTAAAGTACATAACCTCTTGCATAGCAGAAAAGCCTTTAATGGCGGAGTATTGGTGTCTTATTGGAGACATATTTTACAAAAACAATGATTTACAAAGAGCTAAAAGCTTTTACGAAAACGCTATGATATTAGGATCCAGAAGAATAGACGATGACGGGTTGCCGATTGAAATTTCTAAATACAAAAAATACCCTTTAAAGATGATAGGTGCCTGCAATATCATAAAAGAAAACACACAAGTTTACAAATCAGTAAATAAAGTCTAATTCATTTATTACAACAGTAACCTGATCTTCATATCGAGCCACTGCTATTTGTTTTCTCCCTATAGGAAGCTTCTTAAGCTCTGCTTCTAATTCATGTATGCTACAGCTTATAACAGAGAAGTTGTTTTCTGCTAGTCTTTTTGCATCTTCTTCTAAGCTAACTATAGATCTGTTTGGAAAATAAGCTTGCAGCGGTTCTTTTGCTTCTGTAATTATTTTTTTGTATAGAGGTACATTACATGCACAGCCGGGATTTTGTTGGTATTTCCTTATCTCTTCTTCAAAGTCCTTAGGAAGACTTTCTCTGAATCTTGAGTCTCTAAGAGCTTGTTTCACGTCCATCAGTGTTATTGGTCTGCTCATTGCTCGCTTCCTCCTTTAGTGCTTTAGGTCTATTAGAAAATCCACATTTGGGGCACTTAATCTTTTTGGGCTGTTCTTTAGTCACAGGCTCTCTAATAGATCCTGTTGTGTAATCTATCTGCGGTATTTTTACTTGCAATGGTGACGATTTTACAAAGTAGAATCCGTCTAAATCAGAGTTCTCGTTGATTATCTTCTTAAAAGAACAGTGATCACAATAAAAAATGTACTTACTCATCTTCAGAAAGGTTTACTATTGTTGAGGCCTCTAACCAGTTTATAAATGTGGCAGCAAGATTTGCTAAAAAACCGCCAGCGCAACCACAAGCAAAAACTTCAATTGGGTCTTTTGAAATCCAAACATAACCCATAAAAAATCCACACCATGTTCCGGCACATAAGTGGCAATCAACTATTCTTCCTAGGTGTTCTAAGTTAATCTTAACAGAGGTGTTTCTTATAAAGGACCTTAGCCCCTCAAAAATTGATCCATCAACTATTAGATGTGTCATTCCAATTGAACTCAATACAAACATTGCTAGATTCATAATACCTCTATTGTATGTTTTATCGCCAAAAAGTCAAAGATACTTCTTTGCTGTTTCTAGAGATGCTGAACTCCTTAAACTCAGTAAAGCCACACAAAGTATCATTTGCTTTTATAGTGTGGTTTCTAACGATGCTGGAGCTTATTTTGTTAATTATAATTGAAGTTCCGAAATAGTCCTCTAGTCTTTTTATTTGTTCTTTCTGTAGAGAGTTCAATAGGTCTAAAACGCTTTTTGAACCTAAGCCCCCCAAAGCAGGTATCATCTTACCTAGCCTCCATTGGTCTAAAAGATGCCTAAATTCTGGTAGGATTTCGGGCATCTTTTTGTCAAAAAAAATTATTTCCTCAACATTTTTCAAATTTATTTCCATGACACTATTTTAGTTTGACCTTAAAATAAGCTAGTATAAAAGGAGAAAAAATGGCTGACGAAACTTTTAGACCAAAGAAAGCAGAAACCACAGGAGCTAATGACCTGGAGGCAGCACAATCAATGAGAAGAGGTGCAGACGGAGCACAGGCTTCAGAACCCGCTGCTGGGTTTAACATACAGGGCAACATACCACCCGAATTCGCACAGGCACTGAAGCAGGTTCAAGGTGGAGGAGCACAGGACACAGAGCAGGCAACTCCTTCAAGCAGAAGACCACAACCAAAAATGGGATCTTTTGAAAAAAGAGAAGCAAGCAGTGGTCACCTAAAAGAGTTGCTTGAGGTCATAAAAGGATCGAGTGCAGTTTACGAAGAAGTACAACTCCCCTCTAAGGGCAAGTTCTATGACGGAGAGAACGGTCCTGTCGATGGGGTGTTGCACATAAGACCAATGACAGGAGAAGAAGAACAAATACTAGCAACCCCAAGATTCGTAAGAAAAGGCCAAGCAATCAACATGATCTTCTCTAAGTGCATCAAGGAGAGCAGCCAGTTCAGGCCAGAAAGTCTTTTAACAATAGACAGAACATTCTTGCTAATTTATTTAAGAGGAATCTCCTACAGTCCAAAGTATGAAGTAGAAATTAAATGCCCAGAATGTGAAGCAAAGTTTACAACAACTATAGATCTAAATTCACTTTATGTAGAAAGCTGCCCTGATGATTATGGCCCAGTTCTCCAAGATGTATTGCCTACTACAAAGCTGCCTTTCTCTTACAGGCTTTCGACAGGACAAGATGAGCAGAACATAAATGACCATCGTGAGAGAAGAGTCAAAGCTTTCGGTGACTCCGCTGCCGATGATACATTAACTTATCGAACTGCTGAGTTACTAGAGGAGATTGATGGGATATCAAACAAGAGCGAACTACAAATATTGCTCAAGAATCTCCCAATAAGTGATGTGTCTCATGTAAGAAATTGTATAAATGAGCCACCTTTCGGTGTAGACACAAATATTTCAATCAATTGTCCTTCTTGCTTTGCTGAGTTCTCAATCGACTTGCCGCTTGAAGCAAATTTTTTCTTCCCGCGTCGCAAGAAGGGAGTCAGCCAAGTCTAGAACTTTGGAAAAACTTAGCAGAAGAAATATTCTTCTTTCAGTATCATTTACATCTTGATATGGAGAAGTCTATGCGTCTCCCGCTAAACTTACGACGCTGGATGATTGATAGATTTATCGAGCAAAAAGAGGGTGAGAACAAGGCTATGGAGAGTGCTAGAAAGAAGGCATCCAGGAGAAAGTAATAAATGTCTAAAGAAAGATATCAGAATCCAACGGTGGGTGATGAAATAAACTTACGATTGTTCACTTACAACAGTAACAACAGAACAGACGTACAGGAAATAGAAAAAGTAGAAATTTATGTACTGGACCCGCAGGAGAGATCGCAAGAAAATCCTCAAGGATTGAGGTTAATTGAAATATTTAATACAGCAGACGTTACAAAGGAAGACACAGGTCAATACCTTTTAACAATAACTGCAGCCGACCCTCTATACGTTATAGGCGATTATGTAGATAAGTGGACAGTTAAGTTTGAAGATAACGATATATGCACAGCAACTATATCTAATAACTTTAAGATATATCCGGATCTTTGGTTTACTACATCTATCCCACCAATATACGACTTTAATTTTAACTTTAGACCAAATAGGATTAGAAAAGGAACAAAGAGATATCTTCTAATACAGGTGTCTCCCAATGTGCCACGAGGTGCCGATGTACAAAACTACTACGAAAACCTTGCCATAGTCTCAGATTTAAGAGTATCGATAGAAGTTGCCTGTGGGGATTGTGTCCCCTCAGAGCAGGACTTACGTTTAATAGTAGATCGGCAACTCGTGGATTACAGAGAAAAAATGTATGCTTACTATTTCATAGACACTACTAACATGGATGTAGGAATATACAACATATGGTTCGAGCTTGCGTTTGGCGAGAATGTGTTCATATCAGAAAAAAGTTCATTACAGGTGCATGAATGAAAATATTTGTACAGATTACTTCGTATAGAGATCCTGAACTTAAACCAACAATAATAGATTGTATCAAGAAGGCAAAAAGTCCAAATAATTTAAGTTTTGGAATATGTTGGCAGCATGATGAAACAGAGGACATGAAAGAGTTTTCCATAAACCCCAAGTTCAGAATAATTGAAGTAGATTGGAAACAGAGTAAAGGCATGGGATGGGCAAAGTATCAGACACAAAAGCTTTACGAAGGAGAAGAGTTTACTCTACAGATCGACTCTCACCATAGATTTGAAAAAAATTGGGATGAATTGTTGATTAACATGCTTGAGGCGACAGGGGAAGAAAAGCCTGTACTAAGTTCTTTTGCTGGTGCTTATCGAGCCTCCAACAATGAGAAGCTTAATCTAGAGCCTTACAGAATGAGGGTGGGAGGGTTCGACGAAGGAGAGCTACCAATCGTCAGACCAGATCTTATCTTGGGTTGGGAAAAACTTGAAAAACCAGTTTCCGCCAGCTTTGTTTGCAGTCACTTTATGTTCACAAGAGGATCATTTTGCGAAGAATATAAGTATGATCCAGAGTTATACTTTGAAGGTGTAGATGCATCTTTAAGTGCTCGATGCTTTACAATGGGATACAAACTGCTGCATCCGAATAAAACCATAGTTTGGCACGAATATACCAGGGACCAAAGGAAAAAGCATTGGCTCGATCATACAGAAGAACTTAAAGAAAAAGGTCTAATAGAACTTGCTTGGTGGGAGAGAGACGAAATAAGCAAGAAAAGAATAAAACAGTTACTGGGGATAACAGATTCCGGAGTAGATTTGGGTGAGTTTGGTTTAGGAGAGAAAAAGACCCTGATGGATTATCAGATTTACTCAGGAGTAGATTTTTCTCAAAAGGTATTACACCCGGAAACAGCAAAAGGATCGCCTCCATTTGAAGGGTCAATAACAGTAGAGGAATGGAAAAAGCAAGTCGAGGGCCAAGAAAAACCAGAGGAGCTGACGGAGTACTCTCTAGAGATATCTTGGTCGAAGGAAGAAATAGAATATGCTGATGATTACTCTTTCTGGTATTTTGGGTTCCATGACGCGGAAGGAAAAGAAATATACAGGCAGGACTTTACCGAAACAAAAGACAAGGATATTTTATTGTTTAAGCAGCTAAAGAAGGAAGTAACGGTTAAGCTGAAGAATGAACCAAAGAGCTGCACAATATGGCCGCATAGCAAGTCCAAAGGATGGCTAGCAAGACTAGAGACCAAGCTATGATGCAGCTTGGCACGGGCCGGGACCACCTGCTACACCGCACAGTTTAACGTCTCGCGGCTTTGGTTTAATGTCCCTAGGTCCAGGCTTAAAAAGACTGTTTTGTGCCTTTCCTTTGCTTACAAAGGCCTCAGATTTTAATCTTGTATTTAACCATTCTTTAAATTTTATCATTATAATTAACCCAACCAAGGTTTAAAAGGTCTTTCGATACCTCTGGTGTTATTCTTCCCTCTTCAACAAAACCTTCCTCGGGAATTATGCCGGAGCAATACCAGTCTAGATAGGAACCAGACTGTACAACTTCAGCTAAAATATCACCTGAAGCCCTCCAAGAGCAACTCCATTCTTGCTCACATTTATAGAATGTATTATTGCATAAAGCCGCATAAAGGTTTTGAGCGTATTGCTTGCTAGCTACGCATTTATAGCGCAACCAATCCACCCTCATGATATCTTCTTTTAAGGTGGTGCCTATCATTTTAGCCCTGTTTTATCTTGGAATTTAAATGTATATATACTTTTACAATGCGAAATCAGATTATTGTTAGTTTTTTATTCATATTTGTGCTGTGCCTTTTAATCACATTTTGTCAAAAAGAAAGTGAGAGCGGAGAAGAAGTCAGAAACCACACAAGCGACACAAAAATAAAAAGATTAAATGTATTTAAATGGACAACGGACAAACACTATAGACAAATATTACTTAAGAGGATAAATGAAAACATTTGAAGAATGGTCAGTAATAAACGAAGAAAGCTCAAGCAATAAAAGCAAAGCAATAGTAGACTTGGTAGATGCCATAAAAGAGGTGTTTAAAAAGTATGATATAGTCACTAGAAAAAAAATATGGCACGAAATTACATCACCGGAAGGAAAAGAGCTTGTAGAAAAAATAGCTAAAAATCCAAAAACATATTTAAGCGATAGTGAGTTTGTAAAATTAGTTCAAAAAGGTAAAAAATGAATTTGAGCTTTCGTGGATGGTTAGAACAATCAACCCTAGGAACTGAGTTTGTTGATGAGTCAAAGATAGATGCAATTTACGACAAGGCAAAGTTGTCAGTAAAACTAGTACAGCTTTATGATCAAACAAGGTCCAACATGCCAAACACCCCACCTGATAAAAGAAAACTTCTGCTGAATATCAACACAATAGTGCCTTTGTCTAGTGGTGTTTATGGACTGTATATGTCATCAGAAAATAAAAGGTATTTAGGCAAAGATGTGTTGAACAAAATGAGACTGATATTTCCAAAGGATATGATGCTTAACCAAAAACTTCAATCGCTTCCTAGCGCGGTGATTAAAAAGTACGTGCCGGACCTTGATGAGCGACAGATACAGCCTTCTGATACCATACACGTTAATATCCAAAAAATAGTATCTCAGTTCGGGGACAGCATCGAAGCGATATTTGAAATAGCAAGCACAATTGTTCATGAAGCAACTCACGAACTAGAACTACATCACTACGGTAAGACAGACGAGCGTGGTCCACAACTAGCAGAAAAGAATTTTGCTTCGTGGACTGTGAAAAACTGGAATTACATTACAACAAGAATTCCGCAGTTAAAGTCTTACAACATTAAGAATATTGGAACCAATGTCTAAACTTTCGAATTCGCCACATTTATTCGTGTAAAATACTTTTTCGAACCCTAACTCTTGTATCATTTGCATACAGCCATTACATGGGAAACTGTAGTCGAGTTCGCGGTTCCTATTAACGCGTGTGTTAACAATACTATAACCTCGATAACTTTCGAGGCCAAGCTTTATAACAGCCCTCATTTCAGAATGAGTTCCAACTATATCGCTTATATTGTGCTTTTCTTTATTTACATAATCATACTTTAAGTTTAAGGGGTGGGTTTTAGGGCTGTTAATTCCTATAGAAAGCAATCTTTTGTTTTTGAATATAAAACTAAAGTGCTTGCACCTTTTATTGTGCCTACACTTGCCTGCTAAGGCAAAACTTATCTCAACTATCTTTTTATAGTTCACCTTTTATCTCCGACTTAATGATTTTCCATATTATATCGTCTACATTTCGATTGTCCAGCATAGCAAACAGAACCTGTGGGTATTCTTGTTTTTTAAAGTGCTCCGCTGATTCCTTTCTAGAGTCAAAACGGACAAAAGAAGATTTGCATTGAGCGATTATTTCCTCGAATCTTCTTTCAATTTTTGATTTCATTTCCCTTGCAGCAGAATAAAACTCATCAGGTAATAAAGAGAATGCATCATGAAAGTCTTTTTTAGATGCTAAAACCTCTAAAACAAATTTCTCAGAAAAGCTAGAAACGAACCTGTGAGCTGCTACATAACGCTCACTTTTAACCTTTACCCTTTTTCCAGATTTAAACCTGATGACGTAACCCTCTTCATTATCAGGAATTTCCCCCTTAATATAATTTAGGTCTTTGAACTCAAGCGTTTTAGGTAGCTGAAAAAAAGATTCATATTCAGTTGTATCATACTCGTTTCCTAGACTGTCAAACTTGGCGAGCAAGACAAGTTTACGCTGGTTTCCATAGTCACAAACTATTTTGTTCCAAGGAACAATTAATTCAAAAGAGTACGAGTTGTTCTTGTCTAAACATTCAACATTGGTTTCTTCTAAAATATTTTTTGCCTCAACAGAATGATCACTACAAAAAGAGCCCCTAGACGCTACTACAAGCTCGTTTTGAAAATAAAATACTAGAATCAGGGACCCATCTAGCTTTTCATATACATTAAACGGCTCATTTGGAATATTAGTTTCTTCTTCTATATTAAAAAATTTTTTAAAGCTTCTTGCTACGATATTACCGTCTGTATCTGTGACTAATGCCCGGCACAGTATCGTTATATCGTCCCACAGCCTTTCGTATTGAGTTTTTGGAGTGTAATTCCAAATAAACAAAGGAAGGTATGGATGCTTGTTTTTTGACAATAATCCTTTTTCATGATAGCTGTTTAAAACGTCAAGACTCGGTTTCATTAAAAAAACGGAGGGCCTAAAACGGGCCCTCCGCACCAAATAGAACTACTCAGACTTTACTTGAATTTTTTTGACACGAACCTCTGGCTCTTGTTCAAATGACGTTCTAAAGGTTAGCTTTAAAACGCCATCTTTTAGAACCGCTTCGGGTTCTTCGTCAAGCACATCTTCAGGCAACCTTACCACACGTCTAAACTCTTGTCCAGATAATTCTCTTATGTGATAATTATCTTCTTCATACTTATAATCAGAAGAAAGCTTGCCTGCTACTGTCAGAACTTTGCCTTTTTCATCGTTAGAAACCTCTACCGATAGGTCTTCTAGCTTAACGCCAGGAACGGCGTATTGAATAGATAGGGAATCTTTAAAACGTAAAACGTCAAGTGCCGGGTAACCTTTTGACTTTTTACCATTCAAGTAGGAGTTACCAAAAACTTCATTCCAAACTTGATCTATGTCTCTGCCTACCTCGGAAAAGAGGTCAATTCTTCTTGGGCTTAAGTAACCTTTGTAATTTAAAAAATTTGACATACCATCCTTTCGTTAACTAAAAAAGTTCAACAAAAAACTAGCCCACAACGTTGTGGCACTAGTGCGTGATACGCAATATTATATAGTAATGTTTTTATCTTTTATGTCGCTCTTAATTCTTTGAGCTTCTAAAAAAACCAAATGCTCTTGAATAGCGTTCCATTCACTAGGATGATAAGACTCAAGCAAATCATCTAGATTAAAATGAAACCTTTGACAAAGCATTAAAAGGGGCACAGGCTCAGCAGTGTAAATATTATCTATACAAGAGCTTTTTCTTGGACGAATAAAAGTAAACGCGTTTCCTGGTTTCGAATCATTTAGCATTTTATCAATAATTTCAAAATTGACTAAAGGAGACCCAGGATTAAACAATCTTTTGTATCTAAGTATATCAAATCTTATGTTAAGTACAAGATCATATTTATCATAATCATTAATGAACTTTACAATTGTGTATATTCCATGCCACATTCTTTTCCAAGGTAGTATCGGACAACCAAACTGAAGAAAACAAAAAAGTTTCTCACGATTTGCAGATAAAAGACTGAGATCCCAGTTTTTCGCCCAGCTTCCTAAATCAGCAAGCAAAATTCTAGTTAAATCGTGAGGATGAACGGGTATTTCTGTTACTATTCCAAGCTTTCCAATTGTTCTTCCATAAAGTTCTATTTCTTCATCGTCTTCTACAAATATTTTTTTAAGCTCGTTTCTACAAAAATAACTTTTTACTTTTTCTTCTGTGATGTGGAATCTTTCGTCCGGAACGTTACGCCAACTGTATGAGGCCTCACTCAAGTTCCAAGTGTGTAAGAAAATGTCAGCATCATACTTTTTTGACAATTCAAATATGACATTTGAAAATTCATCGTCGGTCATAGCACCACGTTCATGACCCCTAATTGCAATAGCTATTTTTCCCATATGGGTATTTATTAAAGACAAGGAAAATACTACAATAACACTGGAGGTATTTTGATGACTATAAACAAGTTTAAACCGGCAGACGGTAAAGAAGAAGAACAAGAAAGTAAGCCGCAAATTGATCACGAAGAGATTTCGGAGAACCTTATCGAACTACCTCAGCCTAAAAAAATAAAGGTTGATTATTCAAAAATACATCACAGAGGAGTCTTTGCAACAGAAGATATAGAAAGCCAGGAGCTAATAGAAAGATGCCCCCTAATTATCTTAGACTTTAGAACAAAGTATCACAAAGACAAGAAGCTTTTTGACTACCTTTATACGAATAGATGCCCTTGTCAAGAATGCGAAAATCATGGGCCTTTATTTTTGCTTGTTATGGGATATGGAATGATATATAACCACCAAGACACACCAAACACAAGGTGGGTATTTCAAGTTAAAGAAAGAGTGGCAGACGTAATAGCAGAAAGGCCAATTAAAAAAGGAGAAGAAATATTTGTAACTTATGGAGACTCCTATTTTAATGGGAGAAAAAAACTAATAGTAGAAGGAAACGAGGTTAAAGTAGAAGGAGTGATTATGCCCCCCGAGTGGATAAAATGGGTTAGAGAAAACCTAGAGAGGGGCGTACAAGTAGCAAAAATAAAAGAAATACTAAAATCAAATGGATTTGACGACAACACCATAGAAACAGTAGTGGGGTAAAAATGAACGGTAAAGGCGATAGACCAAGAAAAAAAGGTGTTGACGAAGCAACATGGGAGAAGAACTGGGAGAGCATATTTGGTAAGAAAGAAAAAAAGGCACTTGGTGTAAGAGTTGAGATAGATTTAGGAGATGGGAAAAAAGATGAAGGGTACATTGTGAGAAGACACAATGTAGACAATTACGAAATATGGGCCGAGGGGCTACAAAAAGTTCTCTTCTTGTGCAAAAAAGAATTTAAAGAGGTAAACTAGCAAAATCAGCTAGTTTACCTCTTTTGAAGATTAGATTTTAGACAAAGTTATTGCACCGCATAATGCAGACAGCGCACCCAGTATTGAAATTGGAAAGGGAGCCACGCAGCACCAGTAAGCACCTGATGCAAGAGAAAAAAGTGCAAGTACAGCTGCAGTAAAGGGCATACCTAAGAATCTAAAAACTAGTGACACAGGACCAGAAATCACTACGGACAGAAATATAATCGAGACCATCAAAGCTAATGAAGCCATAAACCTCCTTGTTTTTAGAACCACTCACTTTTTGCATGTGCAGTTATCACAGCATTTTTCACCAGGTATGCACCTCACACCATCACATTGGTTAACGCAGGACTTGCCGCAGTTGGGACAACCGCATTTACACTCAACATTGACATAGCTGCTAAAAAAAATAGCCATAGCTAATGCAAAAGCACCCAAGAAAACAAATAAAACTTTCATAAAACCTCCATTGTTTAAAAAAGAGGGTTCCACCCTCTATTATATATAGTGAATAACCAGGGGAATTAGCTCAATTGGGAGAGCATCGCCTTTGCATGGCGGGGGTTATGGGTTCGAGTCCCTTATTCTCCATTTAGGTTGATCAATTGGTGGATTACCCAAGCGGTCAACGGGGTTTGACTGTAAATCAAATGGCACTGCCTTCGCTGGTTCGAATCCAGCATCCACCATTTTGCTAATTCGAAGCTTCTTCTAGTATCCTTTTTTCTCTATCCTTTGCTTCTTTGATTTCTTTTTTACGCTTATCTATTTCTGCTTTGTCCTTCTCAACCTGCATTTTGACTTTTTCTGGTGTGTCGAGCGTGGCATCGATCCCATAGTAGTACTCCCAAGTCTTCCAACGGACTCTTGTTATTCCTTCATCAAACTTAATATCACCAGACGTATCCTTATACTTAAATCTGCACCAGTAGTATTCTTCATTAGCGTAAACATTTTCGTCTATAATCTCAAAGTCTTCAGGCATGTCTTTTTCAACATAAATTCTATAAGAACCCCATCCTTTCACCCATCTCTCCATGTGAGCGTCGTACTCTATGGGAAAGAATATGTTGTTCATAGACCTCTCAAGAATTAGGCTCTTCATGCCGACCCATTCAGCATTCAAAATGAAGCCAATAGACAATCCTATAAACAATAAGAAAAACTGATAGAATATCGTCCTGCAGACTGTGATTAATATCATATAATAATCCTTTAAAAAAATAGATGTCTTATCTATCAATAAATAAATCAAAAATGAATAAATAATATAGTAGTCAAAGAATAGCTATTTTTATTTTAAAAAGGAGTTTTATGACACAGACAACAGAAGGAACTGGGCCAGGTTCGGTAGAGAGAGTACTACCCAGATTAGTTAATGGAGCAGCAAAAAATGTTCCTGGTTTATTAAAAATAAAACAAAATTTAGAAAACACAACAGCGGAATTTTACGTTGAAAAACATGGATCTGATTCTAATGCGGGAAGCTCTGCATATCCTTTTTTAACTATACAAAAAGCTGTTGACTACGCAGAAGAAAATCTGGATAGCTCATTAGGATACGTTGTTAATGTAGGACCGGGTTTTTACCCAGAAACAGTAACCATAAGAAGAGCAAAAGCACACATATGTGGAACTCACACATATAATGATATGACAATGTTTTGCTCAGTAAGCAGAATTTTGATTAATTGTACACAAGATCTAGGAGGACCAAGCAACACACAATATTCTATAAGTGGAATGCTAATAGCACCTAGCTCTGGCAACTGTATCGATATCACAGGAAATGTTGGTTGTACAGTTATAATAAATAACTGCAACTTATATGCCGATGATAATGGACAAAAATGCCTAACAAATAATAATTCAGGAAGCGTTAAAACTAAAATTAATGGTGTGGTGTTTAACAACAAATTGTCTAACACAGATTCAATAGACGTTTCATCCGGATGGCTCGATATACAACGCTGTTTTATATATAACGGAAATTCACTAGCAATAAACTTTTCTGGGGATACATTAACCTTAGATGGAGTTGTTATGCAAGGATCTGGAGCGAATGTCTTGACAGCTTCTGGCTCTGGTCAAATTAACGTTAGTAACTGTTTAATTGAGACAAGTGCTGTAAATGCCAACGGATTTAATTTAGGGGGCACTGTTACATGCACATGTGTTCAAAACGTATTTAGAGTTCCAAGCGGATCAGGATACGCAGTAAACGGTGTGCCAGGAGTAGTTTTTGTTCATGCTTTAAATGTGTTCTTGCCAACTTACAACAATAAGTTTAGATCTTTAATGACTAACTTAGCTGCTTCTACCACACCAACTTTAGCTTAAAAATAATATATACTATTGTAGGCAAGGTAGCCTACTTCATTTTAAAAAAGGAGTTTTATGACACAGACAACAGAAGGAACTGGGCCGGGGTCGGTAGAAGAATTAAGAAGAAAAATACAAAACTCATTAGTTAGGGAAGAAAACTTACTTCCTGAGTTACTTGTTCCAGTTGGTGCAGTACTAGCTTATATTTCAAGCAACGCTCCAAAAGGATGGTTAAACTGTGCCGGTCAAGCAGTAAGTAGGGAAAAATACGCTGATTTGTTTTCAGTAGTTGGAACTACTTATGGTGTAGGAAATGGATCAACAACATTTAATTTGCCAAACTTATCGGGAAGAGTAGTTGTTGGACAGGGAACCGGAGCCGGTTTAACGGCAAGGGCAATGGGATCTACAGGTGGATCAGAGAATCACACCTTAATAACAGATGAAATGCCTAGCCACTCACACACATCTAATGCTGTGGGTGGAACTGTAGGATTAATCACAGCTGACGGTTCGAATACGGCAGTTGGAGTAGACTCATCCGCTGTTGAACCCAACTTATACGCAGCACCGGCTGCTCTAAGCATCGATAGTGTTGGTGGTGGTAGCGCCCATAATAATATGCAACCGTTTACAGTTTTAAATTATATCATTAAATATTGATATTTTTTATGAATAAAAAGGTCTGTGGGTGTTCTACAGGCCGTTTATGTTTTGTTAAAGCAAAGAATGCTTGTTTCAAAGGAGTTTTATGGCAACAACAACAGAGGGAACCGGACCAGGTTCTGTAGATAGGGTAAAACGCAGAATACTCAACGGTGACGTTAGAGATTCAAACCTTGAGCTAGTAACCATTATACAAAATGGTGGAGATCTTGAAAGCGTAGAGTTAATAAAAGCACCAGATGGCACTGCTTCGAGCATGGATGGAAAAGACCTAGTAATAAAAGCTGGGGAAGGGTATACAGGAGCAGAAGAAGAAGACGATGCTGATGGTGGTGACGTTACTATATCAGGTGGTATGCAACATGGAGATGGAAATAGTGGAGACGTTTTCATTAATGGAGGAGACAGTAGTACAGATTTCGATAACTCTGACGCTGGCGATGTTACTCTACGTGGTGGAGACGGACTCGGTCCAGGAGACAGTGATGGTGGTGATGTAACAATAAGAGGAGGAGACTGCACAGGCGAAGCAACTGAAGGAGAAGCTGGGGATGTTACTCTAAGAGGTGGAAACTCTTATGGTTCATCTGGCGGCAGTGTATCCATTTCTGGAGGAAATTCCGGAGCAGAAGAAGAGGATAACAACGGTGGAGACATAAGTATAACAGGAGGCAACGGCGGAGGAGTTTCAGCAAGAGGCGGAAACGTAACCATTACCGGGGGGAATGGCGATAGCGGTCGTGGTCATGTTGTGTTTAACTCTATGGTTGTTTTACCCGTTTTCGGCAGCATAGCTCAAAGAGATTCAGCAGCAGGCGCTGCTGTGAATGGCATGATGTGCTATGTTGTTGATTTAAATGCATTCAACGTACGTGTGAATGACACATGGGTAACTTTAAATACAAGTCCTATAGAATAATTTAATTAATTCAAAAAAATACCCTTGTTCCTAACAGAGCAAGGGTATTTTTTACAAATTCAAATAGCTAAAAATTGCACTCAAAATAAACTTGCTAGAATTTGCTATTTAACTTATAATTAATTCATGACCAAAATTGATTTAAGACATGTTACTTTTAACATTCCTTTTAAGGCTGATCACATAGAACGTATTGAGAATCTTGAACTTGTAATAGACTATTTAACTCATTTTTTTGATACGAATATTATTGTTTACGAACAAGGTAAAGACAAACCGTCAATAAAAGCTAAGCCAAATATTCGAATTGTTTTTGATGTAAGTAATGGACCTTTTCATAGAACACGATACCTTAATGACATGGCGTTGCTGTCTCGTACACCAATCATCGTAAATTATGACTGTGATGTATTGATTAAGCCAGAAAACTATGTTAAGGCCGCTAGAGTACTAACAGAAGCTAGTGAAGTGGCGGGCATACTTCCGTACGATGGTCGATGCTTTAACATCTCGCGCATACATATCCCCAGAATCAAGGCCGAATACGATTTGTCTTTTATTGAAATCGAAAAAACAGAATCGAACAGACACCTGTTCTCATCAGTGGGTGGTGCATTGTTTTGGAACCGATCTATGTTCATTCGATATGGAATGGAAAATGAGAACTTTATATCATGGGGCTGGGAGGATTACGAGCGGATTGTACGATCCAAAACCTTGGGCGGTATATTTTTTACCATAAGTGGTCCATTATATCATCTGGGGCACCCTAGTGGCAAAGATAGCGGCCCTGAAAGTCCGTATCTTAAAAGAAATAATCAGCTTTACAATGAAATATTAAAAATGAAGGTTGAAGATTTGAAGAGATATATTACGACACAGCCGTGGATGGACTTTCGTAAATAGAAAAGCCTAGATTTTGTTTTATGATGTATTTCTTAATGAATTCCTCTTTATCGTATTCGTCTGCTTTAGACAAATTCTCAACGCCCCTCATTGGTCTCAAGTTTTCTAAAGCATTAATTATCTTTAAGTCTAATATTCCATGGTCTAAAAAAGCCTGGATGGGCATTATATGATCAACGTGCCACTCTTCGTTTTTAAGAGCTTCATAATCAGGATGGTTAAGTATGTGCTCTTGTAGTTGCTGAGGCGTATAGCCTAATAATTCATGCGTATGGCGGGTCTTCTTTTGACCTGTTGCTTCCATAAATCTTTTAATATATTGGCCACACATTTTACTGAACTTTCTTCTTAACTTGACACCTTCACGGTCGGGATCGTACATGTAACAGTTTTCACCTGAGACCTTTAAATTGCCGCATTTTTTGCAATTAGGAAATCGTTTAAAGTTACATAAATAAGCTTCCCAGTCCCTGCCGCATTTACAAACATACTTTACTCTGGTTCTTCTGTTTTGAATCCATGAATTAACAAAAGTACATCCATTATCTTTACATATTTTTTTTATTTCTTCGTCTTTGGTTCTTAGTCGATCAGAAACAATCTTA